CTCTAAGTGTGGATTACGGTGTCGATATAGACGCCATGGGGCGTAGACAGGGCTCATCCCCAAATTACTTCGATGGAGATATATTTGACGTAAGTATATTTAACACAACTAATAACACTATAACTGAGCAATTAAATCTCTACCTATCTGGATTGTAAAATAAATTAAATTAACTTAAATTAAATAAAAATGGCAAAAGCAAAAACAAAAGGCACTAATGCAAAGATTAAAGAACTTAAAGGTATTAAACCTGAAAAAATCACTGCAGAGCAGTTAGATAAAGTTCAAAACACAGTAAACAGTATCAACAGAGCCCAATTAGAAATTGGATCAGTGGAATTAAAGAAACACGAGATGATGCATCAAATCGCTGGACTTAGAGATGAACTAACTCTACTGCAAGGTGAGTTTGATAAAGAGTACGGTACTTTTGATATTAACATTCAAGATGGTACAATAAACTACGAAGACGATGTCAAAGCTGATTCGTAAAATAAGTATCGGTAAAGATTATAAGAATGACGCTATGCACTATGCCGTGGGGCAAGAAGTGTATGGTGGTCATACTATCTGCGATATAATAGAAGAAGACGATAAGTTCTCTGTCTATATCAAAAAAAATAAAGACGTATTGCCTTGGAAAGACTTTAACAAGAACATGGCTGTATCTGTAGAATATAATCTACAATACTAATGAAAAGCGTTTACAACTTTGTTGTAAGGCCAAAAGGAGAAAGATATAACAATACTAAAAAACTAGATGGTGGAGAGTTAATTCTTAACACGGAGATATTCAATCATCAATATGTTAATAGAGAAGCAGTGGTTATATCAACACCTATTGTTGGTGATACAGACATAAAACCAGGAGATACAGTTGTAGTCCATCACAACGTGTTTCGTAGATGGCATAACGTGAAAGGTGTTGAAAAGAATAGTAAAGCCTATTTCAATGAAGATACTTACTTTATAAACGACGATCAAATCTTTTTATATAAAAGAGATGACAAGTGGATAGCTCCAAAAGGATATTGCTTTGTAATACCTTTGAAAGCTACAGATCAGTTTAACACTAAATCTGAAAAACCCTTACAAGGTATTGTCAAATATTCTGACGGCACGGTTCAGGTTGGCGATCTAGTTGGTTATAGACCAAGTAGTGAATATGAGTTTATCGTTGATGGCGAGAGACTATTTCGAGTTTTATCTAATTTTATTACAATCAAATATGAACATCAAGGAAACGAAGAAACGTATAATCCAAGCTGGGCACAAAGCAGTTGAAGAACTTATTAAAGTAGGTGAAGAAGCTATTGTCACTGACTCTGAAGATGATCTAACAGCTGATAAGTTAAAGAATGCCGCAGCTTCTAAAAAACTAGCTATATTTGACGCATTTGAGATACTTAACAGAATCGAAGAAGAAGAAAACTTGCTTGAGGGTAAAACACCTGAAGAGGCAAAGGAAAAAACTTTTAAGGGATTCGCAGAAAGTAGATCTAAGTAATGTACAATCAAAGTTTAGTTAAGACAGTTGAACCTGTTAAGAAAACCACTATCAGTAGACTTAACAAGGGTAAGAAGTGGAAATACGGTTACGATAAAGAACACGATATTATAGTATTATCTCACAACGGGCAAATAGGTGAGATAATAGAAATACAAGGACTAGTTATTGCGTTACCAAAAGCTCCTAAAGAAATATACAAAGATCCAAAGAACAAATGGGTGAAATTCGAGTACCCCAAGGAGTTGCAGAGAATTAAAAATATATTCGATTGGAGAAACTATCCGGAAAGCAGTAAAGAAAAATGGTACGATTACATAGACGAAGAGTTCAGAAGAAGGGAAGAAGGATTCTGGTTCACGAATAATGGTAAACCAACCTGGATAACAGGTACGCAATACATGTACTTGCAATGGAGTAAAATTGATGTAGGTGCTCCAGATTTTAGAGAGGCAAACAGATTGTTTTATATATTCTGGGAGGCTTGTAAAGCAGATAAAAGATGTTACGGAATGTGCTACCTTAAAAATAGACGTTCTGGATTCTCTTTCATGTCATCAGCAGAAACGGTTAATTTAGCCACTCTTGCAAGTGATAGTAGATTTGGTATACTATCTAAAACTGGATCAGATGCGAAAAAGATGTTTACGGACAAGGTGGTACCTATATCAATTAACTATCCTTTCTTTTTTAAACCTATCCAAGATGGTATGGATCGTCCTAAATCTGAACTTGCTTACAGAGTACCTGCTAGTAAATTCACAAGAAAAAAGATGTCAGCTACAGATGGTATGGAAGACATTGAAGGTTTGGACACGACGATTGATTGGAAAAACACTGGAGACAATAGTTATGATGGTGAGAAACTAGCTTTACTAGTTCATGATGAATCTGGTAAATGGGAGAGACCCGATAACATTTTAAATAACTGGAGGGTTACAAAAACATGTTTACGATTAGGTAGTAGAATTATTGGTAAATGTATGATGGGCTCAACTTCAAATGCTTTAGATAAGGGTGGAGAAAACTTTAAAAAATTATACAATGCCTCAGATGTCACGAGAAGAAATAGAAATGGTCAGACAAAGTCTGGCTTATACTCTCTTTTTATCCCAATGGAATGGAACTACGAAGGATTTATTGACGAGTATGGAATTCCAGTCTTTACTACTCCTGATATCGACAGACTTACACCAGACGGTGAATTAATAGATGTAGGCGTAATAGATAACTGGCAAAATGAAGTAGATGGTTTAAAAGACGATCAAGACGCTTTGAACGAGTTCTATCGTCAGTTTCCTAGAACCACAGAACACGCATTTAGAGATGAGACTAAAAACAGTATATTTAACTTAGTTAAATTATACGAACAGATAGATTACAATGAGGAGATGTCTAGGACGCTAGGTATTACAACAGGTAATTTTCAATGGGTTAACGGGATTAAAGATTCTCAAGTAATATTTTACCCAGATCCAAAGGGAAGATTTAAAGTTAGTTGGGTTCCACCTCAGCAACTACAGAATAGAGTAGTACTTAAAAATGGTATTAAATACCCTGGCAACGAGCACATGGGTGCTTTTGGTTGTGATAGCTACGACATATCAGGTACAGTAGATGGGGTTGGATCAAAAGGGGCTTTACACGGCTTAACTAGGTTTAGTATGGAAAACGCTCCAGCTAACAGTTTCTTTTTAGAATACTTATCAAGACCACCGACGGCTGAGATGTTCTTTGAGGACGTTCTAATGGCTTTAGTATTTTACGGGATGCCTATACTCGCAGAGAATAATAAACCTCGTCTCTTGTACTACCTGAGACGTAGAGGATACAGAGGGTTTAGTATGAATAGACCAGATAAGATATGGAACAAGTTATCTGTAGCAGAAAAAGAGGTTGGTGGAATACCCAATTCCTCAGAAGATATTAAACAAGCTCATGCAGCAGCAATTGAGATGTATATACAGGGTCACGTCGGAATGAAACAAGATGGAACGTTTGGTGATTTGTATTTCAACGAATTATTAAACGATTGGGCAAAGTTTGATATAAACAAAAGAACAAAGCATGATGCATCTATAAGTTCTGGTTTAGCTATTATGGCTAACAATAGACATTTATACGCGCCAAACGCTAAGGTTGAAAAACAACAACTAAATTTAAACATTTCCAAGTATACTAATACTGGAAGTAATTCACAAATAATCAAATAATAAATATGGCAGAGTCTGGCATTAAAAGTTATTTCCCGAGTCAAACAGTAAGTGACGCTGAAAAGCTGAGCTATGATTATGGTTTGAAAGTAGGTAAAGCTATAGAGCAAGAGTGGTTCAATAACGACAGAGGTTCTAATAGGTATAAGGCTAATCATAATGATTTTCATAATTTAAGATTGTACGCTAGAGGCGAGCAGTCTATACAAAAATATAAGGATGAGTTATCTATAAACGGTGATTTGTCCTATTTAAATTTAGACTGGAAACCAGTTCCAATTATTTCTAAGTTTGTAGATATAGTTGTAAATGGTATTGCTGAAAGAACATACGATATAAAAGCTTACTCTCAAGATCCTCATGGTGTTGCTAAAAGAACCGAGTACATGGAGTCTATATTGAAAGATATGAGGTTAAAGGAATTTAATGAAGCTGTAAAAAGAGAATTAAACCTAAACGTTAGAGATAGTCAAATAGAAGAGCTTCCAGAGAGTAACGAGGAACTAGAGCTCCACATGCAATTAACTTACAAGCAATCTATTGAGATAGCGGAAGAGCAAGCTCTTAACACTCTATTAGAAGGTAATAGATATGAACTTACAAAAAAGCGTTTTTATTATGATCTTACGGTTTTAGGTATAGGAGCGGTGAAAACGTCATTTAATACCTCAGAGGGTGTTGTTGTAGATTATGTTGATCCAGCAAACTTAGTTTACTCTCACACTGATTCTCCTTATTTTGAAGATATATATTACGTAGGCGAGGTTAAAACAATTCCTGTAAACGAACTAGCAAAACAATTTCCTCATTTATCAGAAAGTGATCTTGAAGATATAATGAAAAATAAATCTAACAACAGATCTAACTATAATTTAACTCACACTTACGATCAAGAAGATAATAACACTATTCAGGTTTTGTATTTTAACTATAAAACCTACATGAACGAGGTATACAAGGTTAAAGAAACTGGAACTGGTGCTGACAAAATTATAGATAAAGATGATTCGTTTAATCCTCCAGAAGATAAAGAAGGTGGATACGGTAGAATGTTGAGATCTATAGAGTGTTTATATGATGGGGCTATGATTTTAGGTACTGACAAATTACTTAAATGGGAAATGGCTAAAAACATGATGCGTCCTAAAAGTGATTTCACTAAGGTTAAAATGAATTATTCTATTGTTGCCCCAAGGATATATAACGGTAAAATTGACTCGTTAGTAAAACGTATAACTGGTTTTGCTGACATGATTCAGTTAACACACTTAAAGCTACAACAAGTAATGTCAAGAATGGTTCCAGACGGTGTTTACTTAGATGCCGATGGTTTAGCTGAAGTTGATTTAGGTAACGGAACAAATTACAACCCACAAGAAGCTTTAAACATGTTCTTCCAAACAGGTAGTGTAATTGGTAGATCATTTACTCAAGATGGTGACATGAATCCAGGTAAAGTTCCAATCCAAGAAATTACATCTGGATCTGGTGGAAATAAAATGCAGGCTCTTATTGGTAATTATAATTACTACTTACAAATGATAAGAGATGTAACTGGACTTAATGAAGCCAGAGACGGTAGTATGCCAGATAAAAACGCTTTAGTAGGAGTTCAAAAATTAGCGGCTGCAAATTCTAACACCGCCACAAGACATATACTACAATCTGGACTATTCTTAACAGCTGAAATAGCAGAATGTTTATCGCTTAGAATTTCTGATATTATAGAATACTCACCAACAAAAGACGCTTTTATACAGGCTATAGGCGTTCACAACGCCGCTGTATTAGAAGAATTAAAACAATTACATCTTTATGATTTTGGTATATTTATAGAGTTACAACCGGATGAAGAAGAAAGAATGATGTTAGAGAATAACATTCAAATGGCTTTACAACAACAGATAATTGAACTAGCTGATGCAATTGACGTTAGAGAGATTAAAAACATCAAGCTAGCTAATCAATTACTTAAAATACGTAGAAAGAAAAAGCTGGATAAAGATCAAGCTTTGCAACAGCAAAACATACAAATGCAAAGTCAAGTCAACCAACAAGCTGCTCAAGCCGCCGCTCAAAGCGAGGTTCAAAAAAACCAAGCGTTAACACAAAGCCAAGCGCAGTTAGAACAAGTGAAAGCTCAACTAGAATCTCAAAGAATGATGCAAGAAGTTCAAATGAAAAAAGAGTTAATGCAGTTAGAGTTTGAAATGAACATGCAACTTAAAGGTGTTGAGGTTGATGGGCAAAAAACAAAAGAAAAACAAAAAGAAGATCGTAAAGACGAGAGAACTAGAATACAAGCTTCTCAACAAAGCGAACTTATAGACCAAAGAAATAGTGGTAAACCACCTAAAAACTTTGAGTCCGCAGGTAATGATATATTAGGCGGCGGATTTGATTTAGGAGTGTTTGACCCTAGATAGAATTTATTAATTATTATTATATTATATTATGGAAGAAGAAAATGAAAAAGTAGTCGAAGAGACTACCCAAGAAACAACTGAACAAGTTGATGAAAGTAAGTTTGAATCTGCTAATGACGATAGCGTTATAAAAGTAGATTTAAGTAAACCCCCAACACCAAAAGAAGATGAAGTTAAAGAAGATAACGCTAACGACAGCGGAGTGGTTGCAGAGCCTGAAGATGCCGAGCCCACACAAGAACAAGAAGAAGTACAATCGGAAACTGAAACACAAGAAGCCCCAGTATTAGAAGAGATTACTGAAGATGAGGTTGAAGAAGTAGAAGAGCAGGTTGAAGAAGCTATAGCGGAAGCTGAAGCTACTGGAAAACCACTACCAGAAAATATCCAAAAGTTAATGGACTTTATGGAGGAGACTGGAGGTGATCTAAGCGATTACGTTAAGCTTAATCAAGATTATTCAAAATTAGATGATCAAAATCTATTACGTGAATACTACAAGCAAACAAAACCTCACTTAGATAATGAAGAAATTAACTTCCTTATGGAAGACACATTCTCTTACGACGAAGATGTAGACGACGATAGAGATATACGTAGAAAAAAATTAGCGCTTAAAGAGCAAGTTGCCAGCGCTAAAAGCCACCTAGACGGGCAAAAGTCTAAATACTATGACGAGATCAAAGCTGGAAGCAAACTTACGGGTGAGCAACAAAAAGCAATTGATTTCT